GGCGGTGATGGATTCCGTGTTGATTTTGAGTTCGGGGTGCGAGGCCCCAAGGTAAACCGACCAAAGTTTTCCGATGGTCGAAAAATTATTCTCGGGCGTACCGTAGTCCTGCTCACGCTCTCCGCATACGCAGACCTTAGCCGCTTTGAGTATGTCTTTTCGTTTCATAATGAAACCTCCTTATTATCGTTTGTATCGTGTGATACTGTTGACGATGGTAAGTACCTCGCTATCATCGAGAGGGGGCGTACACGCCCGCTGATTGACGAGATAGAGTTCATCGTAGATTTGGTCGGCATTGTAGCCGGTGTTGTGTAGAACGCCCGCAAGCGAGGCGAGAGAGATGTTCCTACACCCATCGGGGATGGGCGGGTAGTAGGGTCTGAGCGGGATTTTATCACCTATCGGCGGCCATATCGGAGAGTAGATGTTCGACTTATTGGAAACGCCCTCTGAGACCATTTCGGGGAAATATTTATCCACGATATAATCGATTGCCTCTTGGTTCTCGATGAGATCGTGATAGACGAGGGTTTGACCCGTCATAATGAAATATCTGCCCGACTGATAGATTTCCACTCCCGCTCGGTTGTTTCTGCCTTTGAACGGCAAATTACCCTTGACCAAGATGTGAATACCTCTACCGCTCCTCGATTTCTCTGTATAGGACTGTGCAGCTCTCATACAGTCAACGCTCAGTTCGGAGAGGAAACCATCCTCATCGAACCCGGCATCGATGTCAATGCCCACGATTCCGTTGTCGGCAAAGACGAAACCAAGATGGTCGTAAATACCTCTCTCGACCGCATCCTTGGCGGTGTGGAAATCACTCCAAGTATCGGGATTTGAGGAGGATGCCGCCACACTCTGAGTGGACTGCATCGGGATTTTACTGTTATTCCACACATTCACCCATTGATTGAGGGTGAGGATTTCGGGCGGTAAAGCATCATATCTCATAGTCTTGACCTCCCGTTATATCCCTGCGATACGAGCTGCAATCATATCCGCAGTATGCGTGTAGAGTACGGTCGGGAACTGCTCAATGGCTTTGCCGTAAGCATCCCAATCCTCCCTCGGTGCGAACGCTCCCATATGGTAGCGAACGCAGAGACTTTCCTCCTCGGTCAGTTGGAGATGGTTCGATAACAGAATAACGGATTTGTCTCCGTGTCCCGCCAAAGGCGTGTCGTAGTTGTACTCCCAAGCACCGTTTTTCTGCACATACTGGTCGTACTTGCAGAGGTCGTGAAACATACCCACGATGTAAGGGGAGCGTTTCTCGCCCCAGTTCAAACCGAGAGACTCGGTGAGACCCACCAACGCCTTAGTAACCGCCTCGGAGTGGTCATAGAGACCACCCGAGTAGTTACCGTGATATTTGGTGGATGCGGGAGCAGTAAAGAAACCGTTATCAATGAGCCATTGAGTGAACTCCTCTGATACATAGTTGCCCATCAAAGCCTTGAATCGGGCAATACGGTCTTTCATTGCTTTCATCCCACACCTCAATCATCGAGGAACGAAAGATCGTACTTAGGCTTGGTTGCCGGGGCGGGAGCGGTTTTCTTTGCGGGAGCCGCCTGAGCCTTGGGAGCAGGAGCCTCGTCTCCGTCATCATCGAACCCGTCTGCGGGGTACTTACCATCGAGGTTGACGAAAGTAACCGTCTTATTCGGGTCATCTCTGTGGGGTTGCTTGTTATGAACTACATCCGCAGCAATGTAGCAACCGATGAGGGCCTCGTGGTCAATTTCTGCGAGTTCAAAATCGTTCAGAGCAGTTTTCGCAAAGAACGAGAACGCATTGAGACCGCCCTCGATGGTGAGGTTAAAATTCTCTTTATGTTTCTGCCCGTTTTTGGTTTCAAGAGACACCTCAATCTTTCCGAACTTTTCCTTGTAAATGCAGTCCGTGATCTTAAATACGGTTCTGCCCTCGGGGATGAGGGTAAATCCTGCTGATAATCCGATCTTTGCCATAATTATTTGTCCTCCTTTAATTTCGGCTGAATTTTGAATGTATCGGTGGTCTTGCTATACTTGTCAAGCAGACCGTCTTTTTCGAGTGCCTTTTTGTCGATGGTCGAGGTCGAAACTTTCGATACAGTCCACTCGTAACGACTGCCCTCGATTGCTACCTTGGTGTCCCCGTCTCGGAACTGCTCCAACGCAGCCTTTTTGATGATGTCCTTGATGACTTTGAGCCTTTTCTCAGCCTCGGCGGTCTTGGATGCAGACTCATCGATAAAGTCCTGCAATCCCTTTGCCTCCTCGATGAGAGCGGCAAGATCACTATCGGGCGAATAAGAGTTTCGTCTCAACTCTTTGAGGATTTCGGCATCCTTTTTCTCGTCAAAGTCGGGCGAGATGCCGGTCTCCACATAGGTGTCCCACCATTTCAGAGCGGGTTTCACATAGTCCTTTTCAAAGGTAGGATAGCGTTCGCTGACCTTGAAACAGTAGGTGATGGTGTTCTCGGGAGTGAGAACGAAATTCTCGGGATGCTCGTAATCCTCGGTTTCGAGGAACGATGCGACCATAACCACATCGTCAACACCAAGGAGGTAAGCGTAGAGGGATGCTTGGAGTGCGTAGTACTCGGGGACATCACCCTGCCAGTCCTCGGCTCTCTTGGTGGTCTTGAACTCGATTACGGTATCGGGTCTGCCGTTCTCGTCAACGAGGAGACTGTCCCACATACCACCGAGAACCTTTACATCCCCGTAGAAATCTCCGAAAGTCTTATTGAAATAATCCTTGCCGTAGATGTCGGTCGGGGTTTTGAGGTTGGTCATAAAATACGCCTTACGCATATACTCGATTTGCTTAGGCTCGATGGTCTTACCGGCAATCGTGTAGATGGTGTCCTCAAAAGGCTTTGCGTATGTACGAGTAACCTCGCACCACACCTCGAACGGGGTTGACCAAGGGTTCAACCCGAGGATGGTAGCAAACCTCGTAGCGGTGAGTTTCTTGGGTCTCTTAGGGGGGTCAACCTTGATGTAGCCGTTGTTCCACTCAATCATTCCTCAACTACCCCCTGCTTGCACTCGTCAATCAGTTCACCGACTTTGAGGATGAGCTGCGTACACTTTTCCTTAGTGAGGGTGGTAAAGTTCTCGGTCTTGACAACGATCTGCTGAATGAACTCCTCCTGAGAGGGGTCGATGCGGTTCAGTTCCGCAAGAGCGGTTTTGAGCTGCTTGATCTGAATTGCCTCGGCAAGTCCCTTACTGTCCGTAACCTCCTGCTTGATTTCGGCTCTCTTAGCCTCGCTCACGGGTGCTTTCTTGGTGGTAGCGGGAGCGTTCTTTGCGGCGGGAGTGGTAGGAACGGGGGTGCCGCCCTCCTTAGAGCCATCGATTGCATCCTGCTCCACGATGTCGAGCATCTGCATATACAGATAACGGCGGTGGTAGGTCTGCTTTGCACCCTCACCCTGAATCTCCATCATAATCTTGTTGCCCTTGATGGTGAGGAGTTCGCCCTCGGTCTTAGCCGAGAGGAATACGAGGGTCTTATCCGAGTTGAAATCGTACAGAGTACCCGTGGGAACGCCCTCGGGGAATGTTACGACAAAGAGCAGTCCGTGGTCGGAGAGAATCTTTGTCGCAATAGGCACGATGTCCGACAACTCGAAATAATCGAACTCAGCCTGAGTGTTGATGCCCGTTTTCTTAACATTGGCGTTAAGGAAAGCGAGACGAGCCTGAGCAAGTTTCTGATAAATGCTCATCGTTGCGGGGTCTTGTTTGGTTACAGTTGCCATTTGGTTATTCCTCCAAAAATTTTAATATATTTCTTTTATGGGTATTGATTTTGCGGGTGTTAGTCCGCTTGATTTTACGGCTCTTGCCGAGGAAATCCTTGACATAGTTTTCAGCCATCTTGATGTACCACGACTTATCGATTTCCTCGATGGTGATGGTGTTACGGTTGTCAACCACGCAATGCTCGGGGAGACCGCTTATTTTGTTGTCGTTGCCCCTTTCGGCGTGTACCCTCACGAGAGTACCGTAGTGTCGATGAACGCTTGCATAGACACGGTTTACCCTCTGCACGGGGACTTTCTCGCCGTTGATGTAGTGGAACGCTCCCGAGTACTTAGAACCCGCCTTAGCAACCAACTGGAACATCAGAGGGTCGTTGCACTCGTTGATGGTATCTGCGACCGGCACACCCTTGGCGAAATAATCCAAAAGAGCCTGAGCCACGATACGCATATTCTCGTTGATGTTGAACGCTCCTGCGGGAGCAATTCCTCGCACCAACTGACCGCCCTTGATTTTGGTCGAGCCATCGGTCGCAATCTCCACATAGTTGTTGACATCCTTTTGGACTATCTCGGCTATGCAGTCCTCCTCCAACTCAAACCCCGTGCGGTCTTGCCACTCTTGGCAGATGGCGTTGTAGGTATCGAGGTCATCGTCATCGAGACTGACCATAATACCATCGGTGTTGAGCTGCACGATCTTGATTGTGGGACACTCGGCTACGAGATGGTTGGTCAATTCCAACAGTCTCAACTGTCCCGTGATGCACACCGACCGACCCATAAGGGGGTCAAATAAGTCGTTGTAGCGGTTCAGCATTGCACCGTAGGTTGTGTTCGCAACCAGTTTCAGAGCGTTTGCGGTTGCCTTATCTCCCGATCGTTTCGCTTGGATTCGGGTTTCAAGCATATCCGCATAGATTTTGGGGTTCGGGATGCTACGGCTACAATACCCATCCAAGGTCATAAGGTGAGGGTAGTAACTCGCTACATCTCGGTTTCGGATTGAGCGTTTGCCCGTTGCCCGCTCCCGATAAGTCGGTATCGCACCGTGAATACCGCCGAACCCGAGGGTAACTTGGCACTCGCCGATGTCGAAATTCAACTTACTGGTGAACAGTTCCTCGTCTGAAATCGAGGGGTCGTGGATGCGGTCAAAGAACTCAAACACAATGTCGGGGATATACTCACGGAGAAGATTGGCAGGGTACTGATACTCCCTCTCGTCAGCGTATTCCTCCGTGGGGTGTGCATCGAGGTAAGCTGCGGTCAACTTTGCGTTGGTCATATACAACGCCTTGGGGTCTGAGATATTCTTGGCACGACCGAGGGTCAGTTTGTTTTTGAAATAATCCTTACGGATGTCGAATATTCTCTCCGCAGCATCTACATCGTAGGAGCAGTAGAAAATGGTCTTTTCGAGTTCATCCTTGGTAAGAGGGCGGTCAATGTCGAAATCGACCTGAGTTTCCTCAATATCCATACCAAGGTGGGCCTCGATTGCTTTGAGTGATAACCCGATCTGCATATCATCGAAAATATCACAGACATCGATTTGGAAATACCGCCCGTTGAATGGTTGGTACTCCCACCCGTTGCCCTCGTACTTGATGATGAAATCGTTGAGGGTCTTACACTCTTGGGGTGTAAAGTCTAACGCTATTGCTTTGATGATGAATTGGTCGTAGTGCTTGATGTTTGCACCTATGTAAATGATGCCCTCTTGGGCGAGATACTCTTTCACGCCATCGTTATCGTTATGGTAGATGGCACGAACCTTGGTATCATAGTCCTTGAACACAACCACCCAGTCGTAGGCGAAAACCTCAATATCGACCGTTACAAATTTCATTTAATCACCTCCGAAAAATTCATTGAGCCATTCCATCGGAGTTTGTTTCTGAGGGGCAAATTCCTCGGGAGGGATTAGGTTGCGGAGTATGCCCTCTAACACCGGGACTACGATTGAGTTGCCCGCTTGCTTGATGAGCTGCGTGTTGCTACACACCTTTTCCGCTTTGTGAAAGTCCTCATCAGTAAAACCCATCAATCTCCAACATTCGAGGGGAGTGAGTTTACGGATGCGGGGTTTTGATTCGTTAGGATTCATAGTGATTACCTTGATTTCTTGATTCCCCCCCCCCCAAGTATGTAAGGT